ATAGCTGATGATAGGTGGGTGGGGATGTCCTCACCCCCACTTTGATTTTTAAGGAGTATCAAATGGCTGTTATTGATGATTTAGTTGCTAGCGGATTTTCCATCCCACAAGCGCAAGCAGTAGTTGGATTTAACGTAGGTACTGCTACTACTACAGATTTAGTAGTGGCTGGTTTTTCTTCGACTCAAGCTACAGATATTGCGGCTTTGAATGCGGGTAGTATTACTTCAAATCAACTAGTAGTCGATGGTTTGTGGTTTGGGACTCAGGTTCCTGCGATTGTGGCAGCTTTAGCAGTTAATGATGCTCCAGTTGCTAATGCCGGCCCAGCTCAAACTGTAGTTTCTCCAGTTTTAGTAACTTTAACTGGTGCAGGTAGTTATGATCCTAACGGTGATTCGCTTACCTACGCTTGGACTTTAACTAGCATCCCTGCAGGAAGTACGGCTACTTTAGCTGGTGCTACGACTGTAAGTCCGACCTTTACCGCTGATATAGCAGGCTCATATGTAGCTAGCTTAGTAGTAAATGACGGGACTACAAATAGTGCACCATCCACAGTAACTGTTACTGCATCGTAATAAACCGAGGAGCTTCGGCTCCTCTCTACTATAATTAGGATATGGGAACAATTACCGCTCAAGCCATTCTGAATAAAGCAGCGATTCAGCTTACTGACATCGGCAATACCCGTTGGACAAGAGCTGAGCTTTTATCTTGGCTTAATCAAGGTCAAAAACAAATTGTTCTTTTAGCTCCTAATGCAACAAATAAAGTATCAACTGTTCAATTAGTAGCTGGCACAAGACAGACTATTCCGTCGGATGGCTGGTTACTACTTGAGCTTATTCGTTATATGGGTACAGATGGTACGAAACCAGGTCGGGCAATTCGTTTAACTTCTAGAGAGTTAATTGATTCATTTAATCCAGACTGGCATTCTGATACTAAATCTCCAGTACCTAAGCATTATGTATTTGATCCACAGGATCAAACTGTTTTTTATGTTTATCCTCCTAATAATGGTTCAGGATACGTACAGTTAAATTATTCTCCAGTTCCGCCGATGATTACTTCAGAAGCTACAGTTATCTCAATTAGCGATACTTTTGAGCCGGCATTATTGGATTACATTCTTTACAGAGCTTGCAGCAAAGATGCAGAATACGCACCTGGCTTGGCTTTGGCACAAGGATACTTACAAACATTTATGGCTTCTTGCGGTATTAAACAAACTTCTGAATTGTCTAATAACCCAAATCAGCAGTTCACACCAAAAGACCCCAATAAACCAGGATCTGAGTCATGACCCAGTCATACGGATATACTGTTTCTTACGAAGAATTTTTGCCTAGGGTACTACAGTATGTGCCTGATGCTTCTGAATTTATTGCGGTTGACGCAATTAGACAAGCATGCATTGAGTTTTGTGAAAGAACCTATATTTGGCAGTACGAAGCGCCTGCTATTACTGTAGTAAACGGGCAAGCACAATATGTTATACAAACGCCAGCGGACACTAAATTAGTTGGCCCTGTTCAAGCTTACTTTAATACTTTGCTATTAATTCCAAAAAGCCCTGACGAATTGGCCGATATTTACCGTATGGGTGCTTGGGATCAGTTACAAGGTTCTCCCCAATACATTACTAGAATTATTAAACCTGAAGTTACTTTAGTTCCTATTCCTTATGTAACTTTACCTTCTTCATTGTATGTACGGACTGCTTTAGCTCCAACCCAAGACTCAAATGAGATTGATTCAGAGATATATGAGCAATGGGCAGAAGCAATTGCTTGGGGCGCTAGAGCACGTTTATTAGCCCAACCACGGCAAGATTACACAGATAAAGCAGGTTCAATTGAAGCTGCTAAGATGTTTAACTTTCATATTAACAGAGCCAGAATCCAGATGAATAAGGGATTGACTCGTGGGTCTACAAGAACTGAATTCCAGAGGTGGGCATGAGCACTATAAAAATTGTACAAAATGATAATTTACCAGAGGTAACATTAACTCTTACAGACCGTCAAACTGGTGACCCAATTGATTTATCTGCGGCCACTACTACTGTAGTAGTTAAATTTCGAGCCCTTGGTGGAACTACAGTTTTATCTACTTTACCTTGCTCAAAGATTGATGGAGCTAATGGAATCGTACGTTTTGGATTTCCAGGAAACACATTAGATGTGCCTGCCGGACAATACCAAGGTGAAATTGAGATGAATTTTAACGGTCAGATTTTGACTGCTTTTGATTTGCTTGAGTTTACGCTAAGAGCAGATTTCTAATGGGCATTAGGGTAAACCCCAATCAAGAAGTAAGAGTTGAGGTTTCATATGTAAACCCTACCTTTGCTGTTAGCTATATAGACGCTGAAGCAGCTTATTCGTATATACAGCCTATTTTTAAGGCTAATTACATTGATGTTCAGGTATTTGCTGCGGTTACTATGCCAGACGTATTGGCAGTTGATGTTGTAACCCCAACCGATCTTGTAGCACTTACTACACAAAAATCGTTTTCAGATACGTATCCCGGTTTTCTGGACTCTATTCTTAAGACTTTTAGTAAAACTTCAGCAGATTCAATTACTTCTGTAGATAGCGCTCAGGTCGCACTATCAAAAATACTGGCTGATACCCAAACTCTTGCCGACCAAGCTTCTTTTAATGTTATTAAAGAGTTCTTTGATAGCGTACCTACGGCAGACTTAGCTTCGTTAGCCATAGTAAAACAAATAGCTGATATAGCAAATATATCAACAGATTCAGTAGCTTACAGTATTCAGAAAGCGCTTGCTGACTCTACAACCTTTACTGATTTTGTAACTACAACTTTAATATACATACGTAATTTTACAGATACCGCTAGTGCGACAGATCAAACAGTATTAGACACTGCCTTAGATAAGTTAGATGTTTTGTCTTTTGTTGACGATAGTTCAGTAGTTTCTAACAAAGGTGTATCTGAAACCCTTATCCTTTTGGATAATATGGACGGGGACATTGAGTATGCCTTCGTCAAATTAATTAGTGAACTGCTGGTTACGTCTGATGCCCAAGCAGTTGATTTTGCATTAAATAAGTCAGATAATATGTTATTATCAAGCAGTGGAACCTTGCTCATGCAGGATTACTGCGATATAACCTATTTTTTAGAAGATTATGTCGGTACATCCCGCACATTTACATAAGGAGCTGTTATGAACACAAACGAACAACTTAAAGCCACAGGCTCTTTACGAGTCGTAGTTACTGGCCCTGATGGCAAGGTTAAAGAAGATCATTTATTTAAAAATCTGGTAGTTACTACCGGAAAAGATTTTGTTGCTTCTCGTATGGTTGGAACCTCTTCCAGCGTTATGAGCCACATGGCTATTGGAGCAGATAGCACCCCAGCAGCAGCTGGCGATACTGCCCTTGGTTCTGAACTAGGACGAGTAGCTTTAGCTTCTTCTACTGCTGCCGCTAACGTAGTTACTTATACAGCAAGCTTTCCAGCAGGTACAGGAACTGGCGCTGTTGTAGAAGCAGGTATTTTTAATGCAGCCGTTGCAGGAACAATGCTTTGCCGTACAGTTTTTGCCGTTGTTAACAAGGGCGCAAACGATGCTATGAGCGTTACCTGGACAATCACCATTTCTTAATAGAAGAGGGTAGACTTTGACTACCATTGTCACACGTGCTGGTAAAGGCTCTCCGTTAACCAATAACGAGGTTGATGCCAATTTTACAAATCTAAACGATGCTAAGATCGAAACTCTTACATCGACTGATTCTTCTGTAACTATTACCGGCACGGGGTCTTCCCGTAATTTAAGCGTATCAGCAAATCCAAATGCTGTTTCTGGCCCTGCATCAGCAACAGATAATGCATTAGTTCGTTTTGATGGTACAACCGGAAAACTCGTACAAAACGGTGTAGTTACTCAAGATGATAATGGCACTTTGGGTGCTGTTAATGCAATTACTTTTGATACTACCCCCACAGGTGTCCCTGCAGCGGTTGGAACCATGTCGTGGGACACTGGCGATGGTACACCTTCTGTAGTTTTAGACGCTGACGTATCATTACAGCTCGGTCAAGAAAATATTGTTAAGGTATATAACAATTCCGCATCAACCATAACAAATGGTAGCGTAGTTGCTGTAAATGGCGCACAAGGCCAGCGCCCTGCTGTAGTCTTGGCTGACGCTGATTCTGAGCCATTATCTGCCGCCACATTAGGTATTGCTACCGAAGATATAGCGGCTGGCGCAGAAGGATTTGTTACTACTTTTGGTGTAATTCGAGGAATTAACACAAGTGGTTTTTCAGCAGGTGCCCCAATATACTTATCTCAAACTGCCGGTCAATTTACAGCAACAAGGCCTGCAGCACCAGCACATACTGTCTTTTTGGGTTGGGTAATAAAAGTAAATGCTTCGTCAGGTGAAGTGTTTACTCATATTAATAATGGCTGGGAGCTTGATGAGTTACATAATGTTTTAATTACTACCCCAACAGGCGGTAATTTATTAGCTTATGACCAGACCAATCAGTATTGGAAAAATATAAACCTAACTGACGGTGCAGGTATTAGCATTACTGAGACAACCGGTGGTTCTGTAACTGTTGCTGTAGATTCTTCTGTAATAACTACGTCTAATATTAATACATATGCTGATCCTGCTGGAACAGCAGTTGCATTAGCTATTGCTCTAGGATAAGAAATGGCAAATACATTCAAAAACTTTTTTAGCAAAGACGTAGGAACATCACCTTCTACAGTCTACACTGCCCCTGCAGCTACTCAATCTACTGTAATTGGATTTTCTGCGGCAAATACGACTAACTCTCCTGTCACATGTAGTGCCTATGTTACTTCAGGAGGTGTTGATTATTATTTAGTAAAAGGCGCAACAGTTCCTAACGGCGGTGCTTTGGTAATTGTTGGCGGCGACCAAAAAGTCGTTTTAGAAGCAGCAGATGCAGTAAAAGTTATATCTTCTGCCGCGACTTCATTAGATGCTGTTCTTAGT